CGACCAAACCTTACAGATAATTCAGTTGTGTTAGTTGATTGAATAATTTTTAATTTAGGATTACGACCTACCATCCATGCAGGTAATAGATAAGATGCAAATTCAGATTTAGTATGTCTTGGTGCCATATTAATTATAACACGTTTTATTTTACCTTGAGCAATCTGATTAAATTTATCTGCAACTTGTTTGTGATGTGATCCTTCTACAAAATCTGGCCATACATGTTTTACAAATGACATAAAATCATTTTTAATATCAGCTTGTTTTTTCTTTTCTTTCCACTTAGCCATCACAAGAGATAATTCTCTTTTTACATCAGGTGGTAGCTTTTCAAATTTCTTTAACTTTTCTATATCTATTTTCATAATGCCATTCGAAAAAATTTTCCGCAAAATTTTTTCATATACGTTTTTGACCCTAATAAGTATTTTACGGCTTTGAGTATCCAAAACTCCGCAAAATGTCGCACCTGTAGGGACCCCTTTTTGTATCTGTATATATTAATAAAAAAAGATTTGCAAATTTTGGAATTGGTTTGGTACCTCTATCGAGATAACTAGTGGCCAGGGGCTTGACCCCTGGCCCATGACATCTAGTCTAACAGAACCATGTATTGTTTAGCAAAGTGTTGTCTAAACCAATCTAATCCCTTACGTACTTTAGGATAGTCACCTAATAACTCTGCACCAAGAATTGCATCACGTACTGCTTTTGCAAACTGTGGTAGAGTTGTACTCTGTCCGCTAAAATGATTAGACGCCTCTACCTCTTGGTCATTTAAAAACTCTGGGTAGATTTCAAATGGCATTTTAATTGTTTTGCCATTGTATTCTATTTGTTGTTTTGTTTTTAGTTCCATAAGTTCCTCACTAGTTCGCCGTTAGTTGCTTTGTTTAATGCCTCCAGATATTCTGTTTCTGTCATCATAAGATAAGTTAAACAAAACTCATGTTTGATTTGTTGAGTTGCTCCAGGTGTTCTAAGATAATCAACTGCCTTATCCAACATCTCTTGACGTCTTGCACCGCCTGGTAAGTACTCTGCTTTTAATGTTTTCTTTTTTGTCATTTGTTCCTTTCTGTTAATAAAGGTTTGTACCATGGACCATGCCTCATGGTCCATGGATAAAGTTGTCACACCTCTCTAGTTATTATTCTAGAGTTAGTATAGGTATGTCCCCAACTAGTTGTGTGAGTTGTTTTTTCAACTCTTTCAATCGGTGTGTGCAATGGCTCGTTCCTTGGTGCAATCGCAATAACTTGCTCAATGTTTTTATTTGCAAAGTCATTGTAACAACCTGTACTACAAAAATATGAATACATATTTATATGGTTTGGGTGTAATTGTACCTTTCTAGTTCTTAAAGCTTTGTTGCCCTTACTACCTCGCACCCTATCAACTGTGTGATAAGTATGGCAATAAGGACCATGGCACCAGACATGTGAGGTCATACAAATAACCCCACATATACTACTGCAACACATATAGTTAAAATTATTAATGCGTCCATGTTAGTACCTCACTTGCCAAGTATTCTTGGCAGTTCTATAACCTTGTGCGTCTAGGTCATAATAAGTCATAAGAGCATTACCAACTTTGCTAGTCCATACTCTACACTTATCTGTCCACTTGCCAAACCTTGTCACAGTTTCGCCATTGGATTTTTTGTAAGTTATTCTAAATGTTTTATCTTTTATCATTTTATTCCTTTCTGTTATGTATGGGACTATCTCATAGGATAGTCCCATTGTCAAACATTAATTAACAGATTGTTCGTATTTTTTTCTTGCTAAAATTTTAGCCTCTCTTGACATAAATTTATTTTTCATGCCTTTTATTCTTTCAGCAAGATTTGTTGGATTGTAAATTGTAAGACCTGTTGAGTTAGTTCTTATCAATTCTGCCTCATCAATTTTAATACCAAGTGCGTCAGCTAATTCAATAGCCTCACTCATGTATTTGTATGCTTTCAATCCAATCTTTAACTCATCACATTGTTTAGTGATACTATCAATCCACTTTTGGTGTGTTGATACTAATTGAGATTTAGCAACTCGCCATTGTTCTAATTGCTCATACTCATCTTTAGTACATGCGATAGTTCTTGAACGACAGTAAGAAGTTCCAATGACATCTAATAAATAATTGTCATTAAACTCTTTAGTCATTCCTGTATTGTTTTCAGAATGATAGCTTGATGTAAAACCAAGTGCTTTATTATTTGCGTCTACATGTTTGGTCTTATGAGGATTATCTTGCTTATCATTTTGTTGTGCTAAAATATCTGGGTTTAAACCCTTTTCTTTTAACTCATCTCTATAATAAGCATAAGCAAATTGTTGTCCCTCATCACTTGAGTATTCACTACCTGTAAGATTACCAAACAAACCAAAATCAAAATGAGATTTAGTTTCTTCATTTTCATTTTCTTCATTCACATTTTCTGTGTGTGCAAAATAAAAACATTTATCTTTGGCAACAACATCACATGGACTTCCATACTTTTGTTTAAAGTGTCTTAAAACTTTGACATCATCAGTTGGATATGCTCGTTGAACAATCTGTGTTGCAAGTTCAAATGCTGATTTATATTCTTTATCAACATTCTCTCTCGCTTGTAGATATGCCTCTTTCTCTTGTGTGTTTTCTTCTTCAAACACATTTTTTATTTTATTGAACAACTTGTTTCGTAGTTCAGTATTTAATCGTATCTTTGACATAATGTCCTTTCTGTTAATTGTTAATATAATTTTTTATTTATACTACTTGACAATACCTGTCAATAGGATTATATAGGATTTAAGTTATTTATTTGGTTATGTAAAGATAGATAATTAGATTTGGGGTGTCATCATAATCATCACCCCAAGTCGTTAGTCCCTTGCTGATCGAACCTTTTAGGTATCGGATTATGAGAGGGGCTGATGCCTGATCCAATTGCTAAATGCAAATTTTTAAAAACGTTAGCATGGTGATTGGATCTGGTATCAGTAACGGTTAGCGGTGGGTATAAACCACTATACCAGAATGAGTAGGCGCGGATATCTACAAGCAAGTGAAAGCACGCCTCTTGCCTCTTCCGGCGCACGTTACTGATAGTAATTTGTTGGTCTAACAACCAATGCATTGGGGACCGTAAAACCGCGATGGTGGCAAAGAGAATACTCTTTCACTCCTGCAGGATCGTCGTCGGCACAAGTCTGTTAGACCTACTAATTACAGCTGCGACATTTTGTCGCGCGGCAATATTATATATTGAGTTGAGCTTCAAGCATCAAGCTTCAAGCGGCAAGCTGCGACGTTGTTGCACATATGAAAGTAAAAAAATTTTTGATAAAAGAGAATATGGCATTTATTGCAAATGCAGCTCAGGACGGGAGGCAACTGAAACTAGATGAGGCCCGAAGACTGGTGCATAAGACGTGCGTAGCGCGCAGCACCGCACGGACCTGAGCGTTAACAGAAGGAGAAAGTATGAAAAAATATATACACATAAACCAACACATCATTAGAAGAAATAAATCTAATGGTTACAATGAACCGGTCATTACGGTGAAGACATATAAATCAAATACGTATGGCCACGAAGTTACAATTGATGGTCCATGCAAAGTTGTCTACAGCCCTGACAAGCCTTTGAGCTGCGGTGCCAGAGTCTGGATTGAAACAGAGGCTGGCGTTCAGGTTATTGATCAGTCACCTGCTGGATCTACAAAGGATGTAGCATGAGAGAAAGTAAATATAGTTTTCTATATCAAAATGAAAATGGCCACATCATGAGGCCTGAGTCATTTGTATATTTGAACCGGGGCCGGACGCTGTCTAGCAGGCAGCTCCGGGCGCTGGGTATAAATAAAATTAAAAACCCGAGCTTCAAGCGGCAAGCCTCAAGCAACAAGCGTCAAGCTGTCCAATTGCATAAGCCCGGATTACGTGTTAAAAACAGATTTAACAGAAAGGTATAATATGAATACAAAAGAAGCATTAAAAATAGTGGGCGGTTTAAGTAAGCCCTCCAAGATGCCCGGATGGGCGTATGGTATACCAGCAGCAGAATGCAAGACTGGTGAATTACTAAGAGATACTAAAGGTTCAACGTGTGAAGGCTGTTACGCTCTAAAAGGTTGTTACGTCTTTCCAGTCGTTCAGGCAGCACAATACAGACGTTTAAATAGTATCAGTGACCCGCGTTGGGTCGACGCCATGGCCATGTTGATTAATTCTAAAAAATCAAAATATTTTAGATGGCACGATTCAGGCGACGTGCAGGACGAAGCTCACTTGTATAAAATTTTTGAAGTATGTGAGTTGACACCTGGGACCAGTCACTGGTTACCAACGCGGGAAGCGTGGACGCAAAAGTACCTGGATCAGGTACCAAGCAATTTAACTCTAAGATTTTCAATGCCTATGGTGGATCAGGAAGCAGCTGGCTCCTGGTCAAACACTTCAACGGTTGTAACGTTAGCGGGGAAAAGAACTTGCCCGGCCCCTGACCAAAACAACGAGTGTCAAGACTGTAGAGCGTGCTGGGATCCTTCTGTTAAAAATGTAGCCTACGGTAAACACTAAACCGTGGGCCACGTTTTTCGACATCCTAATTATTACAAACAACTAAACGAAGAAAGGAAGAAACATGAGCAAGAAGCATCAAGCAACAAGCAGCAAGCTGGAAACGACGATCCGGATCCTACACGAAGAGTGGGCCCTGAATCAGGGACTAAGATCCAAGCGACAAGCTCCAAGCATCAAGCGTCAAGCAGCAAGCCTGAAGCATCTACCAAGATACGTGAGTAGTGATTATCAAGCTACAAGCATCAAGCGTCAAGCACTTTTAGAAATTCCACACAATTAGTCCAACCCTGTTTCCGGGGGTCAAGCTTCAAGCCACAAGCTGCAAGCTCCCGGATACAGGAACCCTCATAAAGTTTTGGAAGCCTGTCTCTGGCATCAAGAACTAGGATAAATGTATTGAGTGGATGTCGTACATGGAAGCCAATTTGATGTGGCGAGAATGTGACCTTGTTAGTTTTTGTAACTTTCAGCTCTATAGTGAAAAAGTGCCGATTATTATTATAGACCAATAGATCAGGAGTACCGGGAACGCTAAGGTTCTCCAGTCGAATAAGCGAAAATTCTTTAAAATGTTTTTTAACTTGTGCATAAAATTTGGTTTCTGGTTTCATGTGAAATTCACACTAACAGGCTAGTCAATTTTTTTCAAAACCTTACCCATATTCCATGTCTCAGCTTTAATCGTAAAGGCTAGTCGGTGAGTCTCTCTTACGCCTAATAATTTATTTTCTAGTAATTGTAAAGAGGTAATATCATAATATTTACCATCTGGTAAAACAACTTGCACCCTAGCATTTTGAGCTGCAGGTGACTTCAACATTTTATCTAAAACTTGTCTGAGTAATTTTCCGTTCATAATTTCTTATTCATGGCGCCCAGTATCTGTATTTAATAACGGAGAGAAATTAATTACTTCGTAAGCCGACGCCAATCAATTCAAAGTTTATAGTAATTAGGTGAACCAGTTTTTACCTAACTACAGTTGCATTTGTATCATTGTTGTGTTAAAACGCAATACAAATAATGGCGACAAAATGACAAAAGAAAAAGGCAGAAAATACGACGGAAGATCAAGACCAACTAATGATGTTTATGCAAAACGTTGGGAAGAGATCTTTGGTAAAAAAGAAGAGGAAGATAATGGGTCTACCGAAGAAGCTGACAGAACAACAAATTAAATTTGCAAATCTTTTAATATCTGAACAAGGTAGAAAGACTGCAACACAATGTGCTATCGAAGCAGGTTATGCAAAAGACTCTGCAAGACAAGCCGCTAGTGTATTACAGAATCCAAAAAAATATCCACTTGTAGTTCAATACATTGGTGAGCTAAGAGAAGAATGGCAAAAACAATATGAAGTTACATTTGGAAATCACATTGCAGAATTAGGTAAACTTAGAGATGAAGCTAGAGATAAGAAAGCTTGGTCAGCTGCAGTCAATGCTGAAGTTGCACGAGGAAAAGCTGCGGGTCTGTATATTGAACAGAAGATAATCCGAACAGGTAAATTAGAAGACCTATCAACAGAAGAACTAGAATCGCGAATGAAACAAATAATAGACGATTATTCTCCAATACTTGAAGGTGTTGAGTTCGAAGAGTTAAAAGAAAAGGTAAAAGAAGAACCAAAAAAAGTTCAAGATACATCAAACTAATACCTTTTCCATTTTTTTAATACATCCCTTTGGAAATATATTTCGACCACTAAAATATTCATCATCAACATCATAAGTTGAAAATGTTTTCACAGTTTTATTGTCTTTAGAAAATACAAATCCATACGTAACTAACGTACATGTTTCCATAGCATCAAACTGATCCGGATGAGCATGGTCTTCCTCACCGGTTATGTCTATCCATGTAATTTTATATAGATAGTATTTCTTTTTCTTTATTTGGCACGTAATTGGTCTTTTCATGATCTTCCTATAGTACATAAATAGGGGTATGTATGTATGTATATTAAATACATACTGGGTCTAAACCATTTTAGGGAAATTGTAACACTATGTAACAGCATTGTAACACTTTTGTAACAGTGTAAACTATTGATATTATTGAATAAAGTCATTTTGTAACAGTTGTAACACTTTTTAGATAAAAAAATATTTTTTTTAAAAACACTACTACCCCTTTTTTTCTATTATAGTATTAAAATATTGGTCAACTCTACTGACCCATTTCCACATATATTGTTGAAATTCCTTATCTTTTACAACAAATTTCTGAAAATAATTGTTTTTAGTGCACATTAGAATCACTCCAGACTGTATTTTTGTATCATATACATGGTTGTGAGCCATGGCGTATGCTGCCAGTTGCGTGAAGTAGTCTTCAATCCATTCTCGTTTTTTTGGTTTATTGCTTTGTTTGAAATCTATGATAGACTCCCGGCCTTCATATACTCCTACTAAATCTGTTGCACCTGCATATAAACCTGGATAGTACAAAGTGATCTCAGACCCCCATATTTCGTCCATAGAGCCCTTTAGACCGCGTTTAAAGATAGTTTGGGCCATGAGGCCTGCAGCCTGACCCATGGGGCTTAAATCAGCGTGTCCTTCGCCTAATACAAATCCCTCAATTATTCTATGCATCACTGTACCCCGTGCTGCTGCATCATCTCTAATTTGATCTGCCTTTTTTTCGCCAACATTCTGCTTCCATTTTGCCAAACTCTGTAATTTTTCTTCAGACTGCGTAGCAGATAAAATAGTTGTTACCGATGGTAATTTATCACCATATATATCATAATGCCGCTTATCGTTAATCAATGATCTAACAGATGGCGGATACTCGAATTGTTTATTCCATTTCATCAATTGGTTTTCTCCTTATCTTTTCTGTCTAAAAATATCTCGTACCATGCTCCACAGGATGGATTATCACATGCCCACATAGAACAGATATTAAACTCTTCATCTTCTTCTGAAATATCATAATCATTGTTCCATCTTAGCATCAGACCACAGTTATAACAAAATCGATCAGACATTTTTTTCTAATAGACATTTATTTTCACCCATCTCAATTGTTTTGAAATCATAGTATTGTAATAAATTAGCAATTACACTCATTGCGTATTTACCATGATCATCAAAAACAAATCGTGTATGAGGTGCAGATCTATTTGCAAACCAAACTGCTTCAGTGATGACATCTTTAGTCATATGTGGACCATCAAAATGCACAAACGCAAACTTAGATTCTTTATGCTCTGTATCATTCATAAATTTTGTATCGGTCATATTGCACAAAGTAAATTTACCTTGATTACGATAAGGTAAAAAATCTTTTAACATCGTGTCCCGCATATCATCTGTATAATCGCAAGTATAAGAACCTGTGTCATCATAATGTTGGTATTTTAAGTTACCGTAAGGATCAACACCGACATGAATGTAATTATTAACCACGTTATCCATAATGATCTTTGAACCGAGTCCTTCTCGAACACCAATCTCACACGTCTTATAACCTTGGCAATCAAATCCTTTAGTCCACTTTTCAAGTAAGTCATAATCAGAACTATCTCCTCTTATCATCTTTTCTCCACTTCTTTGTCTATGTATTTATCTAATTGATCTTGAAGCACTGCTTTATCTTTCATCAGTATCTCAATTTCTTTTTCTAACTTTTGAACATGTTCAATTGTTAGTTTATCTCTGTATCTATATTTTTCTCTCTCTTGATCAAATATATTTTTCAGTCTTTGTTCATCTATCATAAGTTCTCCTTGTGATTTACATAGTGGACATTGGTGTATGGTTTCCGTCGGATTCTCTATTGATTCCTTGACTTTGATATAACCGTTTCCATGGCATCTTGGGCATGGTTTCTTTTCCATAATTGTCCTCCATTTCTTTCATTACTTTATTTATTTTTTTTCTAACTAAATTACCATCTAATTCAGATAATTGACATACTGTATCAAAATCTCTGTTTTGTTTGGTAACATAATCTATTTCAAAAAATCTTTTGTTTTTATAAAACTCAGAAAATTTTAATACTCTAGATTTTATTTTAATTGCATCTGAAATAGCTGCAACTAATACGTTTCTCCATAAGTTTCTAATTGGATTTAATTCATCAAACTCAACTAATGTTTTAAAACCAAAATTACCTGGTTGATATTTTGCCATTTAGTTTTCTCGCTTTCTCATTGATTATTATGTCTAATGCTTTGGCCCTTGAGACCTGAACCTCTGGGACAATCACCTTTCTTATTTTGTCTAACTTGTTACAACTCTCGTGTGACAAGGCGACAGATTTATATTTACTTATATCAGTCATTATTATATCCTTTCATTATTATATAAATAACAATATAGGATAATTATATTTTTTTACAAGATTGTCAATGAAATATTTATTAACAATAGCAATTTGTTCTTTAACTTCCGGTGAATGTGTGTCGCCAAAACTAGAACAATTTAATATGGATAATTATTATGGCACGCACTATGGTTGTGTACGTGCCGGATTAGGTAATTCTTTTGAGATATTATTTGATGGTAAAACATTTTCAGCAAATATTATTGAAACTATGGAGCTTTATCCTAAGTTCTCTTGCGAGAAGATAACCGTTCCTCCTCCAAAACCGAAGCCAGAGGAACCTGGTTTACCTTCTTAAACCACTGATCCCTGATGCCTGGGTCCCGAGTCCTGTTGTACTCGTTGGCTAATTCATCTGCCTTGACGGTTATATTTTTTATAATCTCTTTTTTTAGATTTATTTAGACTTTTAGTGTGACGACCAGGACGTTTTCTTGGTTTTGGTCTCTGTACGAAGTCTTTAAATTTCTTTGCCATTAATTTTTATAAATTTTTTATCTGATTCTGTCAAAGACATATATCTAATTCTTCCATTTATATGTTGTTTAGTATCATGTCCACAATTAGTACATCTATAAAAATCTGAAACTATTGCAACCAAGATTGAATTTTCTTCACATTCCTCACAAAATCCATGAACTGTGTCTATTTTATTGAATATTTTATCTAATTTACTCATACTAAATCTACTGCCTTTCCTATTATGGGTTTATATTTTACTTTCTTACCTTCTCTATAAGCATGCATAAATTGTCTTCTGGGTTGGTAAGGTATCCAACTAGCATGGATCCAGCCACTGTTTGGCTCTCCTGGCGTATAGAATTCTAAAATTAATTGATCTGTCTCTAAACATTTGTGTATCCAATCTGCGAGTTCAGCATTGTCTACACCAATTACTTCGAAGTCTGCGGCCTCAGCTTTGGCATGCTGTGAGTTTTCTGAACTACCTATCGCTCTACATAATTCCGGAGATTTTCACAGAGTTGTTTTAACTTATCAATCTGGTCACCATTGGGATTGTTATCAATATTTAAACGGATTGCTGTATCCGATTTAATGAGCTCTTGAAGCGTGAAGTTTCGAGAAAGGTTCATTTTGGTTTTACAATTTTATCTATACTTATACTACCATCTATATTTTTTTCAACAGTGGCCTCTACTTCCCCGCACATAAAACGCTTATTATTCATGTCCATATTTCTTGATGCTTCTCTTTTCATCTTTAAACATGTAGATACATCTGGCTGAATACGATGTTCTATTAATTCACCACCTATAAATAAACATAATGCAATAACTGTTTGTATCATTAGTGATTCCCATTGAGTTTACCAATATTAGCTCTTACACTATCTTTCAATTTCTCTACGTCTACACGTAATCTTTCTACATCTGTTTGTAATCTATTTATGTTTACTTTATTGTTCATCATATCATCAACACGTTCAGTTAATTTTTCTAATCCTTCTGCTATATGTTCGAGAAGCATGAATTGTTCCTGGTCGATTGGTGTTTGTTTGCTAGCTTCCAATAAATCTTTTTCAAATAATTGATTTTTAGTCTCTAATCGGTTGAGCCTTTCAATCACACCAAATGCAAACCACGCACCTACAATTATGGCCGCGATTAGTCCTATTAAATTACGTAAAGGAAGACCTATACTTGTGTTCTCGTTTATTTTTATTGACATGATAGACACTCATCAGAATCTGAATCTAATTCTGCTAAAGCTTCTTCTTTACATTGTTGACCACAGAATAAATCAAATTCATCCTTTGGTTCAAATTCTTTTTTACATTGTTTACATTTTTTAATCATTGATACCTGCCCACCAGTTAATAAATTTTTGAAACCAAGATATTTTTTTGGGTTCTGATTTTAACACTAAAGGCTTACAGCTGCAACTATCACAAATACAATTATCACATTTATTTGTATTTAAATTATAACCTTGTCCATAACAATGACATGCATGATCACAAGTTTTACATTTTTTCTTCATTTTTATCCTCTATCTCATAAAACATTTTATCAGAATCTTCTGTTACCCAGTCATCGCCTTCAACATCCCAGTACGTAGTTTGTACTTTGTAATCAGGCCATTCGTTTTCTGTCGTGTAACTATTTACATGCCAAATGATTCTGTTGTTTGGCTGTGCAGCATAATTGCCGTTTTGTAGTGCCATGATATGTGCACACTTATGTTCTTGCGGAATCTCTGAATGTTCCGTGTTTAATATATTAGTCTCTGGATGTGCCCAGTCAATAGTAAATAAGTATTGACCTTTGTAGAATTTTTTATCTTTACCTAGATACTTACCGTCTATACCAGCCAACCAATCAAAGCAATGCACACTAGGCCAATAGCTAAAACAGTTCCACAACTGTAACTCGTTCGCCTGCATATCCGGCACATCGGCTCGATCATAATGTTTTTGGAAAAACGCTGAGATAGGCAAACGCCAAAAGCACGCACCATTGGGTAGCATGATGTTAAATAAGAGAGCCCTTCCTGAAATAGAGCTAACACCAAAGATAACGCATTCACGACTATCATTCTTATATTTTTCATCCATGTCATAGAGATATTCCCTCCTTATTTTGCAATAGATCGGTGGTATATTTGCATTTAAATAGGCCATAGTTCCTCATATTATTTAATTTCGCCCCAGTTAGGACCTGATTCGTAATCAACTTTATTAGGAACTTCTAGATCTACTGCCTGTTCCATTATTTGTTTTATTTTATCAGCTTGTGCTTTCGATTCAATAGAAAAATCTAATTCATCATGTATTTGTATGTGTGATAATAAACCTTCTTTATATAAATCAACCATAGCTTTTTTAGTCATATCTGCAGCACTACCTTGAATAAGTTTATTTAATGCTTTGTAAGTGAAAGCTCTTCTTGTTGGATTTTTATGCCAATAATTTTTCTTTGGTTTACCATCTTTATCTTTTATAATATTTCCTTCAAAATCTTTTAAGTGTGGTCCCATTTCTTGTAGTTCTCTCATACGTTCATCATCTTCTGCAGGTACAAATGTACCCCAATCAGCACCTTTTAATATAGGTTCGTACTTAGGAAATCTACAACGTCTACCTAGAATAGTTTTTATTTGTGCTCTTGACTGAGCAGCTTTCATAACTTCATTCATTAACTGTTTAACAAACGGTGCTTGACCATGATATTTAGAAAATAGTTCTTCTGATTTTTCTGGTGATACACCTAACTCACCTTGTAATTTTGTTTTACCCATTCCATAAAACAAACCTAAGTTAATTGTTTTAGCTTGTGATCTTGGAATAGATGCCATCTCTGCAACTATTTTGTGAAAGTCTGTTGAAGGATCATTCTCATAAGAATCTGCAATTGCATTTACAGAAGGATATCCAAATTTTAATGCATAATGTGTAACAAGTCTTGGTTCCTGTTGCGAGTAATCAAATGTACCCCACGTACAACCTTCTTCAGGTATAAACAACGATCTTATCAAAGGCCCTGTTTCCGGATCCCTGGCAGGTATTTGCTGTAGATTAGGATTCGAATAACTAAATCTACCCGTAACTGTACCACCATCATCAGATCTTATTTGATTTATATCTGCATGGATTCTACCTTTATGTTCATGTTTTAATATTGTATCTATAAATGTAGTTCTAACCTTGTTTATTTTTCTAGCTTCTGCTATCATGTTAACGACAGGATGTTTATGGTTAGCAAGAAAACCTTTTGTAAAGGATGGTTCACCAGTAGGAGTTTTAGAATATGTTAATTTCAATTTATCGAAAAGCGGAGCAATTGATCTTGGTGCCATTAACTGAATATCTAGTCCTGTTTCTATTTTTATTTGCTGCAATAAGTTTTGTTCTTTTACTGCCAGTGCTGTTTTTAATTGACCGGCTTTTTCAATATCTACCCGTACCCCTAGGAAACGCATATCAACTAAACAAGGAAAAAGATCCGTCTCAAGATTAAATATATTTTCTAAATCATCTTCGACAATTATCTTTTTTAATTTGTGCCAAAGTTTTAAAGTTAGTTCAGCATCCTTTTCACCATATGCTCCAACTTCCATTGCAGGCATTCTCCACATATCTGCTTTAGCATCTAATCCTCTTTCTTTAGCAGCTTCATTTAACCTTGCTTCGTTCTTACCTTCACTTAAATGATGCCAAGACAAAGTATTTAAAGTATATGAAAATCTATTTTCATCAATTAATGATGCTGCAATCATGGTATCTACTATTAAACCATTGATTTTTATACCTAAATTTCTAATCCAACATACGTCGTACATTGCATTGTGAAATATTTTTGTAGCAGGTGATGCACAAATATCTTTAAACCATTCTAAAGTTTTTTTACGATCTAAGTTTGGTCCTTGTTCATGAGCTATTGGAAAATAACCTTTGTATCCATCAACAGCAACAGCTATACCTACAACTTCACCATTACCAATAATAGAACCAGAACCTTTTGATTTTAAATCAGGGTCACGTGTTTCTAAGTCAATTGCTATTTCTTCTGCGTTTCTTAAATCAGGGTATTCATTAGGCATTACCCATTCAGTGTGAGGTACTATCATAATATGCTCCAAATTAATTTTTGCCACTTAAAAAACAAAAGACTTGTCCAAAGTGTAAAGGTTAATAAATCTGCTTCAGCTAACATTTTTTAATTCTTTCAAAATCTCTATTACCTTATTAACATTATTTTTTGATAAGTAAAGTACACCCTTACAAACTCCTTTTAAGTCATCACCTAATTTACCAATACCTTGATTACAAAGATGACAAACCCATCCTCTAAATTCTTTTGTTTCATGATCATGGTCTAATTGAAAACCACCATACTCTCTATTGTCACCTCTTCTTTTTAATTCTTCTATGGTTATACCGCAGCAGTCACATGTATCTGGTTTAGGTGGTGCTTCATTTTTTAATTTTTTTATTAAATCAGTATTTTTTTTGACACACTCTTTACATGATCCATTTCTTTTTTCTTTTCCATATGATGCGGACCACCAATAACCAAATTTTTCTACAGGTAAATCTTTCTTACAACTATTACAATACTTCACACCTTTTTGTGTTGGAGATATAACATCAACATCACCAGTAAAAATATTTAGTTGTAAGTCTACGTCTCTCATTTTTTCTTTTTCATGTCCTGCATTTTTTTAATTTCTAATTCACAGTAATGAATAATTTTTTCTAAATCTTGAATTCCATTTTTATTCAAATATCTACAAACATACTTCACAACATTCCCTTGAAAAAATGAAAGATTGTTTTTTGAAATAAATTCATACGGTTGAATGTGAAAGTCTTTGTAGTGACTCCCACCTATCTGTTTATCTTGTGGAAACGCTCCATCAAACATATCTTTATTTGTCATAACTGATATCCTTTCCTAGTTATTTTAGCTTTCAGTTTATATAAATTGTTACGTGCTCTTGTAGTTCCTACGTACCAAACTCTATGTTCTTCGTCTTCTTTATCTTGACTTCTTTTAATTGCTTTGATGATTTTATCACCCATGTCTAAACATAGAATTACATTATCTTGTTCACCACCTTTAATTGCATGTATAGTGGATAACCATATCCTTGCAGGTTTTTCTAAATTCTCTTCATTTTCTAAAACATGTAACAAATATTCCTTGTCTTCATCTTTTGCTAATCTAAATGCTGTAAACCAGTTTTCTTTTGCATTCCATTTTACATCACCGGTAAAATCTTTTATGTCTTTTATTTCTTCTTCTGCTAATTCTTTACCATTACACCAATCTCTGTAATTATTTGATGCATTATACATTCTAACCTTTACACTTTTACCTCTATTACTTTCAAAGTATAAACCTTTTTCTATTAGCTTATCTTGTATTTTTAATAACCTAGATATAGTTCTAGTTAATATTAACCATTTACCAGTTGATAAATCTATCTCATCTATATTATTTATTTCTTCACACTTACCTTCAAAGTTTCTTGGATAATATTGTTTTAATTTTCTGATACCTACGATATTATTTATAGGTACAATTGATTGTTCTTGCACTGCTTTAGATATTCTTTTTGAATATTTTAAAACCTTTTCTTTTGCAGGTTCTTCAATAAATCTTTTTACATCTGCACCAGCCCACGCAAATATAGCCTGGTCATCATCTCCTGCTAAATAAATATCTTTAGTTTTTGTTTTTAAAATGTCATACAACTTCCATTGTAGTGGTGATAAATCTTGAGCTTCATCAATAAATATAACATCAAAGTCTGGTAGTTTTTCTGGTTGTTTTGTCAACATGTCTATCATGTCGTTAAAATCTAAAAGTTTTTTCTTTTCTTTATAAATTTTTAGATTATCGTCTATGTGTTTTAACTGTGACCATTCTACATTTTTTGGATCATGTTCTTCTAAATTAAATTCTTCTTTAACAGTTGTACATCTATTAATAGCTCTATGTATGATTTGAAAATATGGATTATCACATGTTAGATAATGTGATTCTTCTTTGTTATATCTATCGTAGTATTTAACTTGTAGATTTAATAATTTACCAAACTCTTCGTAATGATAAGGTTGCATTACATCATCTTTATTTACATTTAAACATTCAAAACCTAATGAATGTAAAGTTTTAAAGTAAATTAATTTTTTGTTTTCTGCTGGCATTCTTTCTTTTGCTTCTAATGCAGCTTTCTTTGTAAATGCAAAATAACCTATTTTATGTAAAGGTGTTCCTATTCTATGATATGCTTTTGCTCTTGATATTAAACGATAGGTCTTACCAGTTCCAGGTGGACCATAATATTTATAAATCATATAATATCGTCCTTATCTTCTATCTCTATATTCTCAGTAATTTCTTCTGGTTGTTCAAATATATGTAATGGAATTCTTACAACTCTGATTGGTTTAAAGTATTCTCCACTACTATCTTTACCAGGAAATCTTTTTGGTTTACCAAATAAAACTCTCTTATCTTCATCTGTATCTTTATGATCAAATAATTCATGTGATATCATGTAAGAAGTTTTTTGTGCATCATACTTCCATTCTTCATTTTTTAATTTGTCAAAGAATTTATCAAAAACAAACCATGCAAACTTATCTTCGACCAAAGGTCTACCACTTTCAAATGATGAATGACTTGTTGCCTGAGCCCCGAATATATGTTTGAATAATAATTTCTTTAATATCTCTAATGGACTTGTACCTTCTGCAGGTTCTATGATTTCTATTTTATCTTTTGGTGTACTCAACATTTTAATTATGGTTTCAAAATCCTGTTTCTTGATACTTGGTGCCATAACATGAGCTTGTTCAAATAAAACATTTTTAAACTCTGCTTGATTAGTAAGTTTGTATGTATTCTTTATATGTAATTGTACCGTTTCACCTTCTTCATCTTCTACTGTTACTTTCCATTCTGGATTAGGTTTTATATTTATTTTTTGTAAATTACTTAAAACAGGATAACTAGCCTTACCATCTGATAAAACACCATGTTTTCTTTTCATACAGACATCTGCAATTAGTGAATCACTACATGTAAAACCTTTATTTTGTTTTTCCCAACTACTTATTTTCTTTTTGATATGGTCATCTGTCCAATGTTCATCAAAAGAAAAATACTTTCTACCCGCTTGTAATACCATTTTCTTCCAACTATCTACGTATTTCTTTTTAGCAAACACCATGTAGTTATATAAAAATCTATCTCTACCATCTGTAAAAGTCATTTGTTCTTTAGTAAGTTTTTGTAAACATGGTGGACCATCTTCAAATTCTTCTCCGCCACCTTTTAATTCTTGACTAACTAAATCTTCTTTTACTGTTTTAAAATTTTTAGGATCAACTAAATTTAATTTAACTACTTCTACAAATGTTTGAAAAGGCATCAGACTACCATCTAAGTTGAGTGCTTTTCTATCATCACCATTGTAAGGTAGATTGATAAAGTTTCCGTTTGATAGTGTTCCATCAATAGATCTTAGCTGCGTTTGTTTAGGAAATATTTCTGTAGCTTGTGGTAATTTAAATACAAATAATAACTCTTCTAAAAAGTTTCTTATTTCTTTTGCCTTTACCAACCGAGTGGTGAATACATATAAATGTAATCCACCACTCTTAGATAGGATAGGTATGATTGGTAAGTTTTTATCTTGGATGACTTTAAGATAAAATTTTCTGTCTATTGGATATTGGTCAACATCTATTGCACCAAATCTTGCCATACCTTCATCAGTACAAGGTTGTATACCGATTGATTTTAAACCTTTGATATGGTCTTCATAATCTTGATCTGTGACTGGAGTTTTAGTCCATTCATGTTTCCATTTCTTTTTGCCTGTTTCCGGATCTATATGTCCTTCATCTATTTTACAGACACCATAACTTCTTTTTAAACCACTAAAATATTCTATGTACTCTTTCATATGTTCCTATCCATTTTATTTTAAAGGTGGGCCAGTCTCCCGGCCCTGCCTTGTCTTGCAAGTATTCTCTTAGAGAATTAGATAATATCTTTTGAGTTTGATTCAGCTTTCTCATACTTAGGTTGACTAGAACCTGATGATACTTGTTTTTGAAACTCTTGACCTATCTTGTACAATGCTGCATCTTTTTGATCAGATACATCTAACATTCTAACAAATGATGGTTTATATACATGCCAAGTTTTATCTCCCGCACTTTTTTCTGCAGTTTGTAATTTAAACATTGCAGAATATGCTGCCGGTTGA